CGGCGGCAGACTGCGCCGCGCCGGCTTGCGTCTTGGCGGCGCTTCTAGAAGCAAGCCCCCCTAAAACGGCTGACCCAAGAATCGCCGCGCCGGTTCCTATTGCCATGATGGCACCTCTTTGATAAACGTGCGTTCCATCGGACGGAAGCCGGCACGGGCGTAAAGATGCTCCATCTTCTTAGCCCTTGAGTCTTCCAACGCGATCATAAAGACCGCCGCCGCGCCGTTGTCCTTGGCCCAACTTTCGATGTGCTTGAACATCTTGGCGCCTGCGCCGCTGCCTCTGGACTTCGGCGTCAGCCACCACCACAACTCTTGCGCCACCAGCGTGCCGGGGCTAAAGTACATGGGGTACAAAAGCGCCCCCGCGATCCCCACAATCTCGCCTTCAATCTCGGCCAACCAAACACCCACGGTCGGCGTGTCAATCGCGCCGAGGTAGAACTGCGAGTACCCTTCGTCGTCAAACGGGATGACGTTGTGCATCGGCGATGCGGCGTGGAACATCCGCGCCAGCGCGATGTACTGGGGTAGGTCTTCCGCAGTGGCTGCCCGAACAATCAAGATGTCACCTCGCGCCCGGAAGCGCGGATGTTGATGGCGCTTGCCGTGCCGGCGATTGTAGAGATGAACCCGCTGGGCGCAAGCACTTGGCCAACGATTTCGGGGAACGTGTACGTCTCGCTGGCCTGAAGCGTCTTAGTCTTCACGATCAGGTTGTCGTTGCCGGCAGAGCCGGACGGGTTGACCAAGTTCACGCTGATCGTCGCAGCGCTGGCGCTGTAGTTCGTCGCGGTGAACTTGTCGATGATGGTCGTAACACCCGTGGCGGTGTACTGCGTGGTTTGCGTGTTCTCGGCGGTTTTGGCCGGAATCAGGACTTTGACGGTGACGGTCATTGGAACCCCTGGATGTTGTTGGAGACGGTGAGGATGATGCTGGGGATACCCGGATGAGGTGCCGCCGCCGGGGCGGCCAGCAGTTGCACACCAAGGTTGCTGACCGAGAAGACCAGCTCAACGTAGTCGCCGGCTGTCAGGCTGAAGAAAAAGTTGAGTGCCACGAACACCTCGGCATTGTTGCCTTGAACGCGAACCTGCGACGCGGAGTTTGTGACATCTGCACCATTCAACGCAAACCACAGATAGAACTCTTCTGCCGTAGCCACGGTGCTGTCTAGCTGGATGGATGTCTGGAAGTTGTAGATTCCGTCAGTGTCCACATAAACCCGCGACGTCGGGGTTCCCAGGTAGACGCCGGATGACAAGTCCGTAGTGTTGAATGTGATCTTTGTGGCCGTGTTGACCACCAGCGCCGATTGCGTTGTGGTGTCATAGAACGAGCCATACCGCGAGCGCTTGAACTCGCGTGGTGGCGGCGAACACTCCAACGCCTGAATGCGTTTGTCAAGTTCATCAAACTGTGGTGGTGGCAAACACTCCAACGCTTGAATCTGTTTGACAAACTCATCGAATTGGGGCGCCAGCGACTGTGTTTCCGCTGTTTGTTGCGCAGCCCGCAACGCCTCGTCGTAAGACGCAATCAACGACTCTGCGTTAGGGCCGAGTTGAGTGCCTTCAGCATTTTGCGCAGTCTGAAACAACGACAGTAAGAACAAGTACCACGCACGATCAATCAACCCTGTGCGTGCGTCGATCAGCGGCACCCGAGGCGGGGTGATCGGCGTTGGAGTTGCGCTGGGAGACGTAGCCATCAAACAGACCCAAGTTCAGCCTCGCGTGCTTCGACCTCCATCGGATTATTCCGATAGCCGTAGCGGATTGTGAACCAGAGATAGTGCAGATAGAACCGCCGCGCCCCGAGCATCTGGTACTGGAGCCAGTGCCGCTGCTCATGCCTGACGAGCGCCGTCTCGTTGATGCGCTCGGCCAGGATGAAGATGCCCAGCGGCGGCAGCGTGATGCCGCCGAAGCCGGTGGCACGCAGGAACCAGCGGATGACGTGGGGCGCGGGTCGGGGGGTCATGGTCAGAACACAGTTCGTGAGACTTCCCAGCCGTAACTGTCTGCGCCAATCCTGTCGATCAGGAATGTGATCGTCCCAGGACCAGTGAATGACACTCCACCCGCCAGTTGGTTATAGGCGGTGTCCGTAAATGTCATGTTGCCGTTTGTCGTGCGAAACGTAACCAAACGCCCAGACGTTTGACCCGCTGTGAATCTCTGCACAGTCGTTGCAACCGTAGCCGTACAACTGAAATAACTTACGCTGTTGGGAACCGTCAAATTGTTGGCGGTTACATTAGATTCCGTGAGAGCTGAACTTCCTTGCCGAATCGCAATAGCTGCGTTTGACAAATATGCAGTTTCAAAATCACCTGTTTGACCAGTCACCAAGCCAGTAATTCCACTTGTGCTGGTGTCGTTGATTTTTGTGGAGCCTGCGCCAGTCCAAGCGCCACGCGGGTCAAACATATTGCCCATCACGTTGAGGCGAGGCTCGGTGCCGCTGATTTTTATGCCATTTACACCAGCTGTGCCCAATGTGTAGACAATCGAATTGCCGATGACGTTTTTGTTGAAACCACCAAATGCGGCGCTGCTGGCAATATCAATGCCGATGGCATTTACCACAGCTCCAGTGGCAACAAGGTTACCCTCAATCAAAGTTCCTTTGTTTGTTGTGCTGGTTGAATCAATACCTTTTGCAAACCCTGGAAAAATAAGCGTGTCTCTGATGGTTGACCAATCCCCAATATCGGTGATGCCAATGCCTTGATCACCGCCTTCCATGTAGCACCCGGAAACAATCGCTTTGCGTGTATCGTCAAGAATGATTCCGTTGTAGACGACAGAACATTCACTGTCACGAATCGCGGCGTTGTATGCCTTTCCAGCGCCGCCGCCAATTCTGTATGCAGTAAGCCACCCACGAGATGTGCATTTACTGATAGTGACCAATCCACCGTCATAGCTTGGAACATAGTTGAAACCGACACCAGTTCTTGCGGCCCCCAAGGTAAACGTCACAAAATCCTTGTTGAGCGCGTAGCACTCATGCACCCACACGGTGGCCGAATAACCCAATTTCAAACCGTCACCAGTCCCGCGCTGATAGATAACGTTTTTGTAGAACGATGACGTTCCGTAGAACGATTGAAGCAGCACAACAGGTGTGCTGGAGGTTCCATCAAACCGAAGGTGGTCAATTTCAACCGTGCCGTTGCTTGATGGGTCCGTATCAAGATAGTCCTGCAAAACAGGTGCGTTGGTCACCGACTTGATAACAGTGCCCCTAGGGGCGCTTACGACAAACGGCTCTCCAGTGCCTTGACCATACAACCGAAAAGCCTTGCCGCGATCATCGGTTCCTCCAGACACTCGCCCTGGCAGGTATAGACCTGTGACTGAATATCCGCCTGCTGGAATGAACAGATCGGCTTGAAGCGCAAATGCCTGATTGATGGCGTTTTGCAGCGTTGCGGTCATGTCAACCGCATACGCATACGACTGCACAGCCGCTATCTCTGCGGTGGTCATGTAATCAAATGCGCTTATCGTATCGCGCATCTTGGCCTGCGCCGTGCGTGTGACTGCGCCAGCGCCGGCTTGGATAAAGCCGACAAGGGCAGAACCACCTGACGCGGCAAGCTGTGCCAAAGTGGCTTGGTCAGGCCCGCCTACGTTGTCCACCGTCCAGATCTCGACATCAGTGGCAGACGTCAGCTTGAGCTTGTACAGCGAGTTGTCCAACCAGACGTTGGCTTCGCCGCGACTGTCGAGAATGACAGGGTTGGCGTTGGGTGTAGCGCCGCCGTAGTTGGTGTACGTTGGCCGAGGTGTGGTTGTGCCAGCATCGTAGCTGTACAGCTTGCCACCGGCCAAGGGATTGCCGTTGGCGTCGAAGAACTGGATCTTGGGGACGGGGGTGAGCGTAGCCATTTGATTACCTCGGAACGAGAGTCATGGTGGGCGCAGCAACGTAGGTCACGCGCATCTGGTCGTTGGGGGACAGCGGAATGGCACCGTAAAACGCGCCCGCGTTGTACCAAGTTGTTCCATCGCGTGAAAGATCCAACGCGGACACACCGCCGCCGCTGACCAGCACATCAACAGGAAACCCACTTGTATTTTGGTAGGTAAACGGCGAAGCGGTCACTGTAATAGCGCTGGGTAGCGTGCCTGCACCTGCAGCAACTAAATTTCCCGCCGTTACTTTTTTGGTGGCGCCGCTTTGAACAATCGCCACCAATTCACTGCCGGATAGCGGCGTACTGGCAGCAGGTAGTTCGCTGATTTTGACGTTGGCCATAGGGTGTCCTCAATCTTATACCGGGCGGCTCATGCGTTGGTGCCGCTGATGAGCAATTCAGCGCCCATGATGGCGACCTTAACGGGGTCAGTTCCGCTGATTTCGTACACACGGTCACGCAATTTCAGCGTCATGCCCAACCGACGCCAGAACGCTCGGTAGCCGTATTCTCCCAGACGTCCCATCGACGTCCAGTGTTCGTTTGACCAAGTGTGCCCGCCATCATCGCTCCAACGCAACATGGCTTTGGGGGATGTCGTCAGCACCGCTGACGATGTGACGGTCAACGGCACACCGCTTTCAGTGGTGATGATAGACCCGTCTTCTGCTAACAAGAACCCAAGAACCGTCTCAACAATCTCCGGGGGGTCGTAGACGTTGAGCCCCACGCCCGTCTCGCAGTCAAGTTGGAGCGTGTGATGTGCTGTGCGTTTGAGGTTGTTTTGCCCAGTGGGCAGCGCCCGCCACGACCGCAGCCACTTCTGGACGGCGCCGTTGTCAGAATACACCTCAAGATCAAAGGCGTAGATGTTGCCGTTTTCGTAGTCCCCGATGACGATCTCGTCACCGTAAGACATCTGACAGTTCCCGCGATGACGCAAAAACGTGCCTGTCACCGCATCCCAGCCGGCTCGCTCATGCCAGGCGCCAGTAGCTACGTCGTACACCCACGTCGTGTTAGCCGAGGGGAAAACGAGAACGTAGAACGAGTGGCCGTCCTGCTGGTAGGTATAGCCGATGGTGTCCGACAGGCTGCCGTACTGCTGGATCTGCCATTCCACCGCGTGCGTGCTAATGCGCTGGCCGGTATAACCGTTGGCCCGGTAAACGATGCCACGGCCCCGAGCGTCGGCCCCCAGCCAGAACAGCCCGTTGTCTAACTTGGCGACTGAAAACGCTGCTGCGCAGCCGATTTCGTTAAACGCACCTTGGATGCGTTGCAACGGAAAATCGGGGGTGCCAGTGTCGTACCAAACCTCAACAGAATTCGTGCCAAACACCCAGACTTCGCGATGGTCAACGATCAGCCCTACCACACCGTCCGGAGAGCCCTCTGCACTTGCAAAATCCAGCGGGTCAATGCTGGCGCCGTCCAGTAGCTGCGTGACCCAGATGCGCTGGCTGTTGGGTTCGTTGAAGACAAAGTAGCCGTCAAGATAACTAACCGTCACAGCACCAGGAAAATCCGGGTCGGTGATCTGCGCAAAGGCGTTGGTCGAGTTGTTGAATATGTAGCTTGGGCCGTTGCACGCGATGAACAACTGCGTGCCGTTGTCAGCCATGCTAACTGGCCCTGTGCCGGAAACACTGCCGATTAGCGTGCTATTCCAACTGGTGTCAATCCGGTACAGCTCGTCTCCCGAAACTACAAACGCTCGGCTTGCGTCAGCAGAGAAGGCCCACAGTCCGCGAATGGGGCCGCTACCAACGGTGGCCAACAAACGCAGGCCGGGCGCGCGGTTGAGAAACGCGGGTTCTTTGCCGGCCTCGGGGATGATCTCGGGAAACAGATTCACCATGCGGTTGTCCGCAGCGTTGACGCTGCGGGCAACGTAACTGGAGCCGAGGATCGGCGTCTTCATGGCTTAGTAGTTGCCGGCGTAGATGTTGAACCGCTGGCGCGTCGCCACAATCGAGTACGGCAAGCTCATCACGTCGTCCGGGTTGTTGATGCGCTTGAGGTTGCGCTTGGACGTCATGGCAATCCGTACCACCTGTGGCGAAGGCTCGACACCAAACTCAGGCGCAATTTCCATCGCCAAGTTGTAGACGAACGCCCGCAAATATCCGGGTGGAAACGACAGGATCGTGGACAGCGTGGCTGGTTGCGTCAACTCTTCCACCGAGACAAAGTGCCACTCCAGCAGCCGCGTAGGCACTGGGTAGATGTACATCTCAATGTTGGGGTAGGTCATGTTGACCCATAGCACCTGCGGGTACGTCGAGGTCACGGTCTTGACCGCGATGCCGTCGTACTGTTGCTGGTTGATCAGCTTGATGCCAAAGCTGACGTTTGTGCCGGGGTCGCGGAAATACGTCGCGTCGTCCAGCAGGATGGGGCGGTTGCCCACAAAGTCGCCCGTTGGACCCAACGTGCGGCTGATCGTGCTGGTAGGCCAAGTGAACACTTGGTCTTGCGTTGAAAACACCGACAATCGTTCGGTATTCCAACTTTCGATCATCTGGTTTAGCGCTGTCAGCGCGTCTTGCGAGACAGCAGCAGAAGACGTTTCGCCTTCCGCCAACACGCCCAGCAGACGCAGGGCGCGGTTGATCTGATCGCCGGCAGTGGTGCTCATACGTCACCCGCTGTGGTGGACATTGACAACCTCCCTACGGCGGCGGGTGCGTTCGGTCAAAGCGTTGACCGG